GGATCGCTCCAATCTACTAGGTAGGTTGTCATCACTGGTGTTGTTGAGGAGGGGACAATCGAGAATGCCGGTGATGGAGACACCCAATAGACGCTCTTCTTCGGTGTTCTTTTGCCAGATTTTTCGTAGATAGGGGAAATCTGTGAGACAAGATTGGTAAGTTCCAAGGATAGAGGCAAGACGCACTTTCCTTTCCAAACTGTTTTCAGTCTCCCCGACTCGGGCGACAACTTCCGTAAGGTTACAGAATTGATTTGGGCGGAGTATGATTTCGCTACATGGGTTAGTTCCAAACTCATAGTTGCTATCTCTCCGTCCGATCTTTGCAACTGTAGTTTTAGCAGCTTGTCTTGAGAAAATCCCTCGCTCTCCGCTAAAAGATTGGTACAATGCCAACCACTCTGACATAAATTCCCCAACCGTAGGTCGCTCATTATATGCTGCACTGTTGTTTGCAAGAGCACGTTGTCCTTCACGTTCCCACCAGTTACCAGCTTTAGCATGTCGCATCCGATCATCTGATAAATCACTTAAACTAATCATTGCTGATCGGCGTACCCCACCAACAACAACAACGTCCCCAATCTTACACATAATGTCATGGCATTCCAAGCTGGTAAGTTTCCGACCTGTCGCACCTTTAAATTTATTAGTAACAAATTCAAAGAGGTCAACGAGGGGTTTAGGGCCGCTAGCTCGACCACCAAACGTCTTAAGGCGTGCCCCTGCCGGACGGACTTTGGTAACGTCCCATTTCGGTACTTCCCCCGAATACAATAGGGCGATGAGTTGACGTAAACTTTTGGCCCAACCTGCTTTACTATCAGACACAGAAATAGTAGTGTCGCTATTGAACATCTTTGCAGGAACATCAGGTAGTTTGTTAACATACTTACTCTCAACACTAAAGCCTACACCAGTGCCACACAGCAGAATGTACATGGCTTCATCAAACGATTTAACATCGTCTACAGCTAAGTAGCTACAGTTGTAGCCAGCAGTGTTATCACGCTCTAAAGCCTCGCCAGCAGTCATTACAGCACGCATAGAAGGCATAACTTCTAATGTTAAGATTGCTTCATGCAGTTCACTACGTAGCTCTGTTGGCACAGTGTAGTTGTGCTTCTTCAGTAGTTGCTCACTGATAAAGTTCATGTAGCGGTCAACACTCTCAGGCCAGTGTTCACGGCGCTTCTTATCATCAATGAAACGGCAGTAACGGCTCTTAGCAATAAATGTTTGGTAACTATCCATATTATTCAAAATCCTCTAGTTCGTCTTCTTTAAAAAATACAATCTCTGCAATGCCTAGGTATAGGCATAAGTAGATACCTTTTTGTGGCAGAAACTCTAGCCCGAAAGCTAGGCCAGCCATTAAGCGACCTGTAACTGACATTTCAATCCTTTCTTATCTAAGTTAATCATATTACTAAGAATGAGTTTAGTATCGTCACTTAGTAAATCATAAAACAATGGGCCATACTTATGTGAGTTTACTACGTATTCGAATTCTTTTAGCGTGTGGTGGAGCCACGCTTCCTCTTCGTTTTGATGCACTCTTTTCTTCCTTAGTCTTAATTTGATGACAGTCTTTACACAATACTTGTAAGTTCTTACTGTCGCAAAACATCCTATCTATGTAAACATCCCAAGAGATAAATCCTACTACGGGGTCTACTACTGGTTCTATATGATCTACTTGTACATCTTTAGCTACGTGTTCTTTAACACACACAGCACAAGTGTAGTGCATAGCAAGTTTACCAGATTTCTTATTAATCTTCCTACCTGTCTCTGCTGCCTTTAAACACTTCCACTTAGGGGGCCACCTACGTACACCACCTCTAAGCGTACTAGTAATGAAACTACGATAGCGTCCGTCTGTCCAATCACCATCATTTCTCATCAGCTACCCAAGGGACTACCTTAGTCCAAGCTGCGAAGTGATGAAGATTACCCATACTATCAATACACTTACTGTACATTCCGTCAACACCCCTAAAGATAAACACATCAGCTTGTAGAAAGTCAAGGCTATCTGGTGGCACTTGTACATTATCGTCAGGTAGAAGTTTAAAATGTGTTCCATAAGATAGTTTATACAACTCTTTCATATCATTAATATCAACTTCACTAATCATTTAATAGTCTCCATATATAAACCTACGTTACCAATGGCATAGCCTATGAATGCAACTCCTAACCCAGCCTTACCTGTTATTAGTAAGTCAATTGCAACTGCTAAGTATACCACACCTACGACAGCAATAAGCCAACTAGCCATTGTTCTTCTCCTTTAGCAACCTCTCTAGTTCTGCTGCAAACTCACGCCAACCATGATATTTATATAGAGCATTGTTTACATCATCTTCTGTAAGTCCTACCCACGGGCGCTGTTTTTTGCCATCGTATACGCCAGCCATGTAGATAAGTTCTTCTGTGCTTATCTCATCTGTACGGCCTACCCACTCTCGTGGTGGTTTCCAGAATGCACACTCACAAACATATTGGTCAGCTTCGTGACTAGCATTACGTAAAAAACCATGTGGTGCATCAGGATGGGTTTTACAAGGAACGTTAGACATTAGAATATAACTCACTAATTGATGGGTAGTTACTAATAATGATTTCTTTACACTTCTCAGCTACTAGTCGGTGTTCCTTCTGAGTAGCCTTATCTGTACGTACATCAATGTAGTGTAGCCAACTGCGTAAGGTTCCTTTCATGTACATCTTACTCATTGTCAAACCCTCTGGTAACACCTTACGGGCTACCTCCTTAGCTACACCTCGCTCTAATGCTTGCTTGTACACAAAGTTAGCATCATCAACTACTCGTTGCTGTACACCTGACCACCAACCAGCTAACTCTTTATCTTCTGTCTCTAAGCTGTTTTGACGATTCTTACTATCTTGCATACGTGCCTCGCCTAAGCGAAAGTTGTCTACAACTGCATAGCGTTGACTAAACTCTTGAAAGTAGAAACTACGGTGACGCAAGATTTGTCGTGCAATGTCTCGTGTTGTCGTAATCTCAATACAAGTATCAACCATGTCTAATGGCGACCAGTGCTTATTAGTAATCAAATACTTGATTAGCTTTGCTGCTGTCTTCTTGTTGTCTTGATTCTCAGGATTGCTAACTCGTGCAATGTACGCTACTAAGTCCTCTGCGTTAGGTGTAGTCCATACGTGCTTAATGTCCATACTTTTCCTCTGCTTCTTTTAGGTATGCTAGTGCTGCTGTGTATGGCATGAAGTAGAGGATAACATCTCGTAGGGAATCCCGTAGGTCTACATCATCAGACGCAACACCGCCCTCGTCAAAATTATTAAATGAATGTTCAAATGCCCACTTAAGTTCAGCTACTACAACTGATTCAACCATCTCATCACTCAGTTCGATAAGCATCTTCTGCCTCCTTTTGGTAATCTGTTAAGTCCCGTTGCCAATCTTTATTCTGCTCGACACTAAGCACTTCCTTCTTACGTTTCTTCCCACTCATCTCCAAGTCGATAGTGGATTTCGTCTTCTTCAATTGTGTCTTCTTCTGTGTTGTCATCTGTAATGTAAAACTTATTGTAGTTAGCTACTAGTACGTCTGGTAGTAGGTTAATAAAATCTTCAATTGATAAACCTAATGCTATCGTCAACTCTACAGGGTCATCAAAGTTCTCTTCTACAAACTGCTTAACTGCAAATAGCTTATCATTATAGTTCATTATATTTTCTTCCTAAGTACTCGATGCTTAGGAACATCTCATCAAAGTGACCATCTTCCACTTCGTTCATTACTAGTAATCCTCGCCAATGTTTATTGGAAAGTTGATCCATGTAACTCTCGTCATGTAGGTAGTAGCTACCTGCGATTATAGCACAGATTGGTTTACCATCTGCACGTTTACCGTAAGCTACTTGTTTACCTTGCTGATGACCTGCAATACAAGACATATGCAACTTACTGAGAATAGCACCGCTACTACTGGCGGGCCTACCCATAGCACCAACAGGCCAGAAATGATTGAAGCCAACACCATTAATGAAAACAGGTCTAAGAAACTCATGCACTTCCCAATCCTTTGCATACTCCAAGTCCTTTGTTGAGATAAGCCCCTCTAGTGTGGGGTTGTTGTTAATGGCACGATCAATACGGTTCTCGTGGTTACCTAGCAGCATAACCATACGAGGCTTGTACACCTTATCTTTGTTCAGCTTCTGCTTAGTCTGTAGCTCACGTAGTGGCTGCAACATAAGCTGCATAGCACTCTTAACTACGTTAACGTCTTTCTTATACCGTAACCCTTCAAAGTATTTACTACCTTTAACATCATGTGTAGAAAGACTAGGCATATCTGCAAAGTCCCCAATGTTTACTACAACATCAGGGCGGTACTCACAGATAGCCTTACCTGCCCAAGAAAGGTGCTCCAGTGGAACACCCTCCTTTACTTGGCAATCAGGGATTACTAGTATCCTCATTTAAAGTAGTTAGTAAACTCAGGTGATGCTTGCAGGTCTTTCAGAATAGTCTCTAGTGATGTTAGCTCGTTAATGAGTTTATTAAGTTTAGCTAG